CCGTAATTTTGTTTGACGGGATTCCACCGTAAATCGATCCCGATACCAGAGCGTTAAAAATGTAACTACCTGTATCAACAAAAGTATCACAGTCACCAGCCGCAACACCATCAGCAACGAGGCCAGCGTATTCATTTCCAATCTCCTTTACAACATCTTGTAGAAAATTCATGCGAATAAAAACTCCAACGTATTAATCTTTTCGGTCTTCCAACCAATTGTGTCCAGAATCGTTTTTAGCGGTTCTAGGAATGACTTCTCAAATTGTAAGTCATAGTCTATAGATTTGTCAAGACCCAATTCCTTGGGTAGTTCTTGAATGAACGAGATGATATTCTCGTTTATTTTGTTTGGTGTTCTGAGGTAGAGAAACTTGACCTTCTCTCCTTCTTGGATAATAGGGTACTTATTAGTAAGTTTATGCTTGCGGATATAGTAATTATACAGTAGTGAACCTCGGACAGCAATAGGCGTGCTCTTTCCATAAATCGTCACCGTGCTACTGAACTTACCTAGATTATTTACACCACGAGGAAAAGCGATCTCCTCAGGATTCATCTTCTTGAAATCATCACGAAACTCTTCAATGAACTGAATAAGGTCATCATTAGTCTTCGTCATAATAACCTTCAGTGCATCCTTAATCTTTTGACGACAAGGTGCAGGAGTAGAAGATTTGACAGCTTCAATACCCATGATCTTGAGTTTAGGTTCAGTAAATCGAACACCCTCAATATCATATGCATTGAGAATATAGCGTTTCTTTGCAGTCCAGATACCTTTGTCTGCAATCGTCTCACGCTTCATGAACATCTTTTGATCAAAAGCATTCACGTATTCCGCCAGTTCTTTGTAAGAATTTTCAATAAACTTCTCAAGTTCCACTTTACACACCTTATCAAGGAACGACACAATGCGATCATTAGAATTCTCTCGTCCTCCGAGTACCGCGTCAACAAAAGGACCCAGGTTGAGGTAAATAGAATCAGTGTCAGCAGCAATAACGTAGTCATCATTCTCCGTTTTCAAGATTTTGTTGAGATACTCATTCATCTTCATCTCAATCCAACGGATCGACAGCTGACCAGACAAAGTAATTGCCTCAGCATTCTGAAGATTAAAGTACCTGAAGTATTGGTTTCCGATAGCACCATAAGCAGAGTTCAGTTGAATCTTTCGTGCCATCTGGATATTGTTGAACTTGGAAATATCCTTCTCAAGTTTTTCACTCGGACTCTTCTCGTACTCTTGCTTAGCAGCAAGCATCTTCTTCTTATAGATAGTGCGATCATCATAGATCCTCTGCATCATCTTAGGCAAGAAACCTTGAGATGCAGTGGTATACATTGCACCATTAGCACAGACAGTTTCACCATCCAGAGTTGTAAGATCTAGTTCCTGATTGAGAAGACGATCCACAGTTGCATGAGGATGTCTAGTAGGAAGCAGAGTCTCAGGACTGATGTTGTACTGCATGATTAGGTGAGGATACAGGGAGTTCAAGTCAAAACTCACCACCCAGTTATACAAACCTGGCTTGGGTTCTTTCACAAAAGCACCAGCATACTTATCATCTTTCTTACTTCCTTTCTTGGGAGGAACAACGATGTTATCCTTTTTAAGGAAGTTGAAGATAAGAGTATCCCACATACGAACCTGAGAATACACATCCTCAAAGTTAGTCTTTGCGTCATATGCCATCGTGACAGCAAGTTCGATTAGTTTCATCTTGTCTTCCAAACGGTCAACAAGTTCCACGTCGAAGATGTTGTACTCCACAAACTTCTGCCAACCATTCGTATAGAAGTCACGGAAAGTATCAAACTCACTGTGATCCAACTTACGTTGGCCAAGTTCTACGTTTGCAATATGATCCAGACGATAAGATTCCTGGTTTGTGTAGGTGAACTTCTTATACAAATCAAGATAATCCAGACAGGAAACTCCCATGATGTCATAGGCAAGATTAGTCCTACCCATGATCACAATCTCTCGTTCAGTTACCTTCTCCCATGGGGAAAGAGATTTAACCCACTTCTCTCCCATGATACGATCCATCCTACGGCAAAGGTATGGAATATCGTACAGATAGCAGTTCCAACCAGTCACAATATCAGGAGTATTCTCCACCCAGAATGCAACAAAGTCTTTGAGCATTGTGGATTCATCCCACTGATAATGAACGTTCACACCTTCAGGAACATTAAACTCCCGAGTAGCCCAGACATCCACACGCTTAGTATTCAAGTTCTTGATTGTAATACAAAGAACTTCCTCTGCTGCACTTTGCACATCAGGGAATCCATTTTCAGACGCAACCTCAATGTCAATCGTGAAGATCTCAAGTTTCTTGAAATCATAATCGACTTCATCAGGATGCTGATCTGAAATGTATTGATACACGAAACGTTCGTATCCATAAACATCAAAGTTCTGAACACTCTCATACTTCTTCATGAACTCTCGTGCATCACGAGGTCCAGCAAACTTCATCGGTTTGACATTGTGACCTTCAAGAGTTTTGTACTTAGACTCTCCTGGGCAAGGAACAAAAAGAGTAGGCGAGAACGATTCTTTATATTGAACCCGACGCCCTTGGTCGAATCCTCGATAAAGAATGTTGTCGCCTACTTGTTCAACGCTCGTATAAAATTTCATCCAGCAACTTTACGGTAAAGGTCCAGAACACCTGGTTCAGGATCCAGTATAGTAAAAATTGCGTCGCTTGTCAAGAAGAGATCCCGCTGAGCCGAGAACTTCGGATATGGTTTGAGGATGATATATTCATAAACATAGTAATCCTTTTCACCTTCATCAATTTTTTTAGCAGATACTGTTAAGTGTGTTCCCTCTAATGAGTGAGCACGTTTTTCAATCTCTTCTGCATCTGTTCCATATTCAGCACACTCAACAATCTCGTGACAGTTCTCGATCAGAATAGCTGGTTCTTCATCGAGTTCAGTCACCCTCCCAATCAGGTACGATTCCCGTTGCTTCAACAAAAGAATTTTCAAAGGTGAGGGACTCATCCTCTGCTCCACCTCCAAGTTTGTCTCCTCCTCCATTTACGGCCTCCACTAGTTCCGAATACTGTTTTAATACTTGACTATGTGCATCATACACACAAATAATCTCTGACGGTTCAATCATAATATTTCGATTTGCCGAAAGAGGAACCCATGATAGCATATGAACTTTTGGGTTACTTACTTTAATTGGTTGTCCTTCCTCAAACATTGCAGATGGATCTTCTACCAAGGCAACGCTGTAAGGATCTTCAAACTGAATTGCAACAACCTGCTCGGTATCCTTTGCAATTACTTCTTTCATCTCAGCGATGATATCTTCACCGCTTCTTAGTCTTGCGATTCTTACGCTCATAATTTTTCTCCATAAGTGTTTTGACAGATTGCTGAATTAAATCTCTTACAGCTTTGTTGTGATGAATATTTTTGGAGTCCGAAATTTCCTTTGCATAAGTAAACAAGACATCCATAACCTCAGTAGGTGCCTCTAGTGTAACTAGATCAGATTCACCTTCATACCCAGGTGGATTTAAATTATAATAAAATTGCATAATTCCTCCAATAAAAAAGGAGAGGGATTACCCTTCTCCGTTATTCTGTTTTTGATTGTTGTTGATATAAGGATTTGACTGTGCGTACAAAAATCCCGAACAAATATATTTAGTTGTTCCTGGAGGCGGTGTTTTCCCACGATGTATATAAGTCCACGTAGAAGGGAAAATCAATAACTTCCCAACTTCAGGTTTGACAGAGAATCCATTAACGAATTCCGTTTCACCTCCTTCAACATTATTTAGATACCAAATGTAGGAGAGATATCTAGAGGCTCCTGGTCCATAACTATCATCAGAACAATAGTCTTGATGCCAATCAAATCGGTCTCCATTATCACCAGAATAACTTTTAATTTTATAACCGCTGTCAATTAGCATGTCAGCGGTAAAGTCAATCATCAAAGTGTCTTTTAAGAATACTCTGTACTTATCAAGTCCTTTATTTAAAGTTTTGAATAAGTGAGTGTCTTCTTCTATCCACCCTTCTAAGTTGGTAATATTTACTTCTGTGGCTTGGAGGACATTAGAATATCCGCCAATAGTAGTGGCAATAGATTTGAAAGATTCTACTTCATACTTTTGAATAATATGATCACAAAATTCATGAGTTAAACTGTCTTCTTCAATCCAAATAAATCTATCATCCATTTAAAAGTTGCTTCTCCGACTTTCCCATTATATCATAAACTGTGCGTTTTTGGTGTTCGGGGATGATCTTCTCAAGATCAATTGTCAGTAACCCGTCCTCAAAAACAACATCTTTAATTCTCACATCTTCTGCCAATTGCCAAGTTCTGATAAATGATCGTTTGGAGAGGCCTTTGTGTAAGTAAGTTCTTGTAGTATCTTTGTCCTCATTTTTTGAGGTAACTCTGAGAATGTTTTGTTCAGTAGAGACTTCGATCTCTTCTCGTTTAAAACCCGCAAGCGCAACTTCAATAGTGAAATTACTTGAGTCATGTTTGATTAAATTATAGGGTGGATAGTTGATGTTGTGACCAGACATAGCATTTAGTCTATTAAAAACATCATCCAGACCTACAGCGTGTGGTGCGTATTCTTTCCAAAAAGTATCCAATGTAGTGGTAGTAAGCATTCTACTTCTCCTTAAATAAGCGAGTTGTTTGTAGTGGACCCCGAAGGCATCCGAAAGATATTTATAGCATAAATATCTACGGTCGTCATTTAAACATTTTAGGAGAAACCGAACATGAAAAAGGTAATCACCGCACTTGCGGCATCCTTTTTCGTTATGCCATCATCATTCGCAGCTGAAATTACTTCGAGAATTACTGATTCAGTTCAGTTGGGTGTGCAAGGTGCCGCAGTTCAGTCAACGAGAATAGGAGCATCATACTCCGTATCAGGAACAAATATTCAAGCAACTTCTTTTGGTGGAGTTGCTGGGGCAGGAACTTATGATGTCAATACAGCAGGGCAAGCATTTACTTTCTCAGAAAGTTTCAATGCTGCTGATACAGTTGTCACCTCTCAAACGGTTAGTGCTGGAGCAATTGCTTCTCCCAACCTTTATGGGGATTCTGTTACTCAGTTAGCTGGTGACAAAGGAACTCTTGCTGGTACTTTGAGTGCCACTGGTGTTCCAACTATTACTGCTGGTGGTCCAGGAACCACAGGAACAGCACAACGTAGTATCGAGTTGAGCGTATTCAAATGAAAAAGATCCTAGCAGGTTTACTCCTGCTAGGGTTTCATAATGCTGCCCTAGCAGAATCAGTTGTTCCCAATTTTACCAGAGGAACTATTAACTCTACAACAGAGTCATCAACAAAGATCATAGAAACTATTCGTCAAGTTGAATATACAACTGGCACGTCTTATACTGTCACTGGAACTAATATTAATATTCCTGGCACTCCTACACCAGGAGCAAACTATACTATCATGAATCAAGGTGCTCCATTCCAGTTCAGTGAAACTACTCTCGGTCCTGGATTGGCAAAAGAAACATGGATAGATCGCACCACAGAAACTCAATCAACCACTACATCAATCTCTGTTTTTACGCAGTAATTAGTTGTGGAACATTACCAGTTCTCGCGCAAAGTACTCCCGCTCCTTCTAATACTAACATTGCTGGCCCTAGTGCATCTGCCACTGGCAATGTTACTAATCAAGCAGTACAGGTATTGCAAGGTCCATACGCAGTTAATACCTACGGAGCGGGGGTTAGTTGCCAGGGCCCGACGTTCTCAGTGTCCCCATTCTTACTAAGAAGTGGAAACAATAGTGATGATCCAGAAACATTCGCATCCAGAAACGAAAACTGGGGTATCTCGGCAGGAATAAATGTTCCCTTAGATGGTGGTCTAATGGAACTTTGTAAAGCAAGAGCACGTACAGAAATAGAAAGACAAAAAGCAGAAGCAGATAAAGCACGTCTCGATTTCGAACTAGTAAGACTTTTAAAGTGTGGAGAGGCAATCAAGTCTGGTATTACATTTCATCCAGACAGTCCATACTATAAGATCTGTGCAGATGTGGTTGTCAGGTATCCCTCACCTACAATTGTTACAAATCCAAGTAATCAAAATAAATAAACTACAATAAGTAATTCTACCGTGCGATATGTATCAGTCATGCTTTTACGGCATAACAAAAGAGTTGAATGGTTTGAAATTCCATGGGGTAAATCTCACTTGGATGTTATTAGAAAACACGGTACTATTCTTATGACTATTGTGCATGGATAAGGAGGTATTTAAATGTACTCACTTTCAGAAAAAGACATCAATCGTTTGATCATCTTATGTGCTGAGAAATCAGCGTCAACAACTGATAAGAGTGCTAAACAAGAATACCAACACCTCGTCAATAAATTGAAAAATTATAAAGAACAAAATCTATGAGACACCTGGTAGTTGAAATCTTAACAAATACTGTTAGTTTGGGCATCTTAAGTGGTGCTCTGATTATACTACCGATTATTGGTATTGCTAAAATCCATGAGCCACCGAATGAATCAAATAGACCCAGAACATCTAGTGACACAGAAAGAGTGCCAGGAGATGATTGATGCTGCTATACGAAGGCACAATAGGAATGCTTCCATTATTTCTATGTGTGTTGGTTGGGTGGTCCTTGCTTTATTTGCTGAAGGACTTCTTCGACTGATTGGTGTTATTCCTCCACTTCTACCATGGCTGAACATTACCCTGAAATAATAGGAATCGCTTTCCTATTAGTATTTGCTGCCACGATGTTTTATCAAGGAACATGTATCCTAAGAAACCAACGTGGATATTCTCTTCGTGACTATATGAAACAAGATAGTACAAATATGCGTAAAAGAATAGAAGATATACTTAAGGACAAATGATTGTTTTAACAGAAGAAGACCTACAAGAATTAAGAGAAAGAGTTTATAAACAAAAAATGGATGAACTCTTTGAGGAACCTTGTACATACGAGGACGATGATGAGTGAATTTCCATGGGGAGTTATGGTTATTTTAGGAAGTGGATTGATATTCACTTTATACATCATCTACTATATCTTACGATTAGCAAACGAGGAGATGAAGGATGATCACACACACAAGACCAAGTGACTGGAGAGAACGAGACGAAAAATGGCAAGCAAGAGCCTTTTACTTATCTTCTTTTGTCAGAATGAAAGCAGAGATTACTCCACACATTTATGAATTTATTGACTATCTAATTAGTCAAGGATACAAACCACCTCTCGATGATTTAAATCATGTTGATCGTGATATCAGAAGACTATACACAGAATATGCACAACACACAGGATGGGATGATCGCATATGACTAACAC